TTCTCTAGTATCATTTCTAACTTTCTTCTTAACTTTCTATTTGAAATTAGTAAATTATTTGAAATTGAAATATCAATATAATCATTAGAGTTCTTTAATAAATCTAATTCTTCAACATCCTTCTCACTAATAACTTTATGTTTTCTAAAAACTGGTGAATAAGTATTTGGTACAAATTCTACTTCATCTTCTTCTAAATCTAAAACAGTTATTCCTTTTTGATTATTATAATCATTTCTATCCATTTGATACAATGAACCAATGAATGTAAAGTTTTTGTTTATTTGTCTAATATGAATATGCCCTGAGAATACTCTTGAATACTTACCAAAGTCTTCTACATCAATCTTATCAGCATTTCTATGAGCAACTGAGTTCAAGTGCATTTTACAACCATTTAAGTCTGAGTGACACATTAAATAATCACCAGGATTGATTGCTATTTCATTTATCATGTCTATTCTTTTTTCAACCCAAGGCATTAGAACTATTTTCTTACCACCCAATTCCAAAGTGGTTGTTTTTTGATGTACTGTTATATTATCAATATAACCATATAATCTTACAGAATTAATTTCATTGGATCCTTTATTGAAAAGGTCATGATTACCAACCATAATATGAACCGGTAATATTTTTGACAATTCAGTAAGTATTTTTTCTACTTTATTCATTGTAATAATAGGAATACTATTTCTATTATCAAATAAATCACCAAGGTGTATTAATACATCACCTGGTTTAACATTTTCTTTTAAATAAGGAATTACAAAATTATAGAAGGTTGATTCCATCATATTCTGCCATTTATCTAAATTATTTAAGTAAATACCAAAATGGGTATCAGTTATCATATAAACTTTCATTACTACATATAATTATTTTTTATTTATATGGTATTTTAAGTGATAAGTTAGAAAAAAAGCATTTTTTTATACTAATATATAGTAGTAAGAGAAATTAAAATATTTAATATATAATTTAATAACTTTAGAAGTTAACTAAAAAATAATAAAAAACACATGCCATTACCACATTATACACAGATACAAGGTGTAGGCTCACCAGGGGGACCTGGAACGCTTCCAGATGAAGTAGTTTACAAAAATCTGTTTGAGATTACATTCATCCTACCAGTACTTTTACAAGCACAAGGTAGAGATCCAATCTTATTGTTACAAAATGCAACTAAAATTGCATTGAATTTAACAGAATTTGATGTTACTCAGAAACAACAAAGATTCAAATATTCAACAAGAGTATTTCAAACTACACCATCTAAAACTGATGGTGAGATTAGTATTCCTATTCAGATTAATGTTAATCAACAAGGTTCTATTGAAAACTGGAATACTATGAAAGCATGGTATGATTTACTATTCAATTCTCAAAATGGTGCACTTCACTATAAAAGTGATTTAATTGGTACTATTATTGTTAATCAACATGATAAAAAAGGTGTTGTATTAAGAAGAGTTACATTCCAAAACTGTCAAATTAAAAAAGTTGCAGGATATGAATTAGATTGGTCACAAAATGATATTGTTGGTGAAGTTATTTGTGATTTTGTTTATGATTACTTCATTGATGAATACATTGATAATAACTTTACAATCAATCCACCATTGGTTTCAGGTTATTAATCTTAAATTATATAAAACAAAAAATCCATCATTTGATGGATTTTTTTATTTTAGAACTTTGGCATTTGCATATTACTTGTCATATTTTGTGCACCTTTCATCATTGAACTTGTATCGGGCATTGATGCAGATTGAGCTTCTTCATCTTTTTTACGTTGATTTTCTTCTTCCTCAATAATTTCATTCACAATATTAATATTCTCTTCTAACATCCAATATGGCCACTCATCCATTGATATTTCTTGTGTATGGAAATGTTTTTGAAGTAGTAACTTATTCTTTAATATATGCTTCAAAGGCATCATGAATAACGAAAATACTTGATGTTCCGTTGGGAAACTGCATTTCTGCTACGACCTCCTCGCCGTCATCAAAAACCTTTTTTAATTCTTTAATACCAAATGTCATTTTACCAACTGCAGCATTTAAAAACTGAAAGTCAGTATCACTCATATTCTGAAATTCTATAAGTTTTGCTTTAATTCCATCATAAGTAATACTTGTTCTACTACCTAACATAAATGGTATAATTTTTAAAAATGATAAGTTTGGTGTAACTTTATTGTTATTTTCTTTGATAATATAATCAGTAAATGACTTTTGTAAACCAATATTTGGAGGTGTTAATTCAAATTGACCACCTGACTTAGTTTCAAAATAATAACAATTACGTGCAGTGCTGAAATACTTACCTAAATTATCATCAATTTTGTGAAAAACAAAGTTTTTTCTAGTTAATTCAATTTGAACTTCTTCACCTTTTGAATTTACTGCAGGTACATTCAATGTATTACCTTGTTGGAATGTTAATTCTCTAATTAAGAAAATTAAGAATAATCTATCTTGATCCTTTACTTCTAAAAATGAACCAATTTTACCATCTGGGTATTTAATTCTAACACATGCTTGTAACATGTCATTCATTTTCTCTACAATATCATAGAAATTGTTATCATCAACCATTGAGTATGCTTGAATTTCCTTTACTTTAGCAGGTCTTACCATAAATAAAGTTCCTGTTGGATAGAATTGACCACAAGGTAATTCTCTAATATCACAATTAAAATATTGTAAATCATCAACTCTTGCTACCTCAACTTGAGGTTCTTTATTAAATGGAATATCTGATGAAAAAGGTGTATTTTTACCAGTTTCCATATCTCCTAAGTGTCTTTTTAAGTAATCTTCTTCTGACATCTCATCTTTTTTATTTGACATAATTTATTTTATTATTTTTTTCTACATATTATATATTGATATGTATTCTTTCTCTATCTTTATTATATAAAATAATCTAAATTATGTTTATAAAAAAACCCTTAGAGAAATCTAAGGGTTTTTTATTTAGTTTATTAATACTTATATGACTATATGGATAGTCATATATTTTTAAGTACTTCATGGTTTATTTTATATTTCCTGGATACTTATCAAGCATATATTTTTCTGTATATTTAATAGTTATATCTTCTTGAAATTTACTAAATAATCTAACAGCCTTTTTATAATGTTCAATATTAAAATCACTAGGAATATCATCCTTACTTTTTACATTACCCTTTTCTATTTCACCATTTAGATAATTTACAAAAATAATCATTTTTAGATCATCATCATTTAAAGATTGTAATTCTCTTTTTAAATCAGTTACCATTTCATTATAATAAACACCAAGTTCACCATCTGATATAACAATTTTTGATAATTCATCAATTGCCCCTTCTCTATCAAATGTATTTCCATATTCTGAATATGAACTTATCTCATTAAATTTTTTTATTCTCATAATTAATTAATTTTTTATTATTATATATTAATATAAAAATATCATTTTTTTAATAAATCCTCTAAATATAAATAAATATATTTATGGTATCTTTTAAGTGTTTCCTTATTTGTATTTTCTTTAATATCACCATAAAGTCTAAATCTTCTATGATTTTCAATAAGTTTATCAAACCCTTCTTTAGGAGTTCTAACTTCTGGAAACATTGAAACAATTTCTTTTGCAACTGAAAAGGCAAATGCCATAACTTCATCTTTATTAGAGAAGTAAGTTTTTTTATCTTTTGGTTCTGGTAAAGGCATATCTATATTAGGTCTTCTTGAGTGTTGACCAACGTGTATTTGTTCATGTTTAAGTATATCTCCAAGAGGAACTTGATTAAAAAAGTCTTTTGGTATAAAAGGCATTGTTAAGTTTAAAACAATTCTAGGTCTTTTAGTAACTGGATTTACTAATGCAAAAAACTGAGCAGATTTTGGAGGAGCAGTTGCTTTATCTCTTTCAGGCAAATCATTTAAGAAAGTATTGTAATCAACAATTTCTATATTATATTCAGCACCAAGTGTTACCAAATCTGATATTTCAAATCTATGACCTTTTGGATATTCATTAATTTTACACATTAAACCATCTATATCTTCATTTTTATAATCAACAATTGCCTCATTGAACTTTTTTAAATATTTCATATTATTTTCTCACTGAATATTTTTTTATTACTTCCACCAAACTTTCCACAAGTTCTTTTTCTGTCTCTCTCAGAACCTTTTCAACTTGCTCATCATTTGTCTCAAATCCAAATAAACTTTTATAGTTGGAGTTACTTTTTGAAAATTCTATAGGTATAATTACATTACCCTTTGAATCTTTTTTATCATATACAATATCATTATACCTATCAATAGTTATTGAATCAAATTCCACACCATTCTCATAGACTATGATACTAAATACTCTTGATGGATTTTCTTTTATAACAACTTCTCCATTAGTTTCACCTTTTTCTATTCTTTCTATCCTATTAAGAAATAAACTAAGTTTCATTGTAGGTAAAAATTTACCATATTTAGATAGAAACTTTCTAATTTTTGATATTACATAAGTTACACCAATACCAGTTAATACTAATAATGATGTTCCTATTATACCTTCATTTACATAATTTTCAAATTTTTTTATGTGTCTCATTTTTTGATTATATTTTAGTATATATATTAATAAATAAAAACAAAAAATAATATTTTTAAAAAGTTTGGTATATTAATAAAACTTACTTATCTTTGTCAAAGAAAAAAAATCATCAACACTTAAAAATTAACTTATGAAAAACAAAATATTATTTGGATCATCAATTATTGTATTACTATTATTTATTTTTACCTCTGTAAAAATACTTTTAGTATTTCCTATACTATTATTAATATTTTCCATCTATTGTAAATTTCACTATTACACCTGGTTTATTAATAAAATAAAAACTGCCAAAAAAAATTCAGAAATGAAAAAGTTAGTTTTAAGTCTATGGCCAACTATTGTTTTTGTCATATCTTTTTTAATTTACTTAATCTTAAAGTAATTTTAAAATAAAAAACCCCTTAGATTTCTCTAAGGGGTTTTATTTAATTTATTATGAATTATACATTTAAGAATCCTCCTGCGGCAATAACACCAGTTCTTTATAAAATTTGTCTATATACCCAAGTATTCACATGGAATATTTTATCATACCAGCAACACAATTCATTTTTTACTAAAAATACATAATCCACTTCTTATTACCTGCATTATATATTCTATAAAATCCTAATTCTAACATTATTTCTCTCTCAGACTTATTAACATCATATCCCATAGATACTAACTTTTGTTTTCTCCAATTAAATCTATGTTGTCTAATACCATTTATTAGATACCAATATCCAGGTTTTGATTCATGTATATATGAAAATCCTAAATTTTTATATAAATTACCATCAGAAATTAAATTATCAGAGTATGTTTGTATTTCTTTTGGATTATATTCTGATATAAAATGTTTTAATAATTTAGATGAACCACCAACAATAACCATATTTAATTTACTACAAAATCTTGTCAATTCATAAACATCATTATTCTTTACCATTTTCCTATTCAATGGTAATCTAAGTTTAGAAAAAGTCATCAAACTAACTAACTCATTTTTGTAAAAAAGTCCCAATCTTATAGAAGATTTGACATCACCCTGTAAGTGATTTTCATCTAAAAATTTTTTACTTTCCAAATACTTAACATTTCTTATTTCTGTTTTTCTTGCACCTATTTTTATAGATTTAGACAATTTATTTAATATAAAAGACTTACATATATCTCTTTTTATATTCCAATCATCTTCCCAAATTGTATATAATTTAATTCCATTATCAATAGCCATTTTATTTTTTTTATAATGATAATTATCATCTTTAAATTTATCTGAGTGCCAGAAAATACCATTAAACTCAAATCCTATATTTAAGTCAGGTAAATAAACATCAATTTCATAAGGCGAAACAATAGTTCTATCATTTTGTATTATACAACCATTATAGTTCTCATTTATAAAATTAAATATTTCTATCTGTTTTATAGATGAATTATCTGATATAGGATAACAATTGGTACATATAGATAAATTACTATTTAATCTATAATAAAATTGATAAGGTAATATACTAAAAGTAGTATTACATTTTTTACAATTAAAATTTAATATAGTGGATAAATCTTTATCAAATGATATAAACTCATATTCCAAATTGTTTATTTTTTTATTTATCCTGTCTCTATAATCTTTATAAAAGACATCAATAGTTTTATTATGTATATTTTTATCCATCCAAGGATGCTCAACACCATATTTACTAAGTGATGTTTCTTTATATGTTTTTTTATAATCACTTAACTTAAAATTAGAAATTCTTTTCTCTAAAATCTCTTTAGATTTTGAAGGATTATAAACACCATAGTTATTATATAATGTTTCTCTTGATTTTTCTTTTGTTGACTCTATACACATTGCAGAGTTTGCACCATATTTTTTATTATTGGTTTCTATTATCTTTTTTTTTACTAAGTCAGATTCAGCAGGAGTTTTTGTTCCATATTTCTCAAATGAATTTTTTTCTTTTAGTTTTTTTATATCAGGATCTGATGATATACACTTCTTTGAACAATATGTTAAATATCCAATAGATGAATTCTTAAATTTTACTTTATTATAACAATTAGGATTTTTACAAATAGGAGAGCTTAAAATATCATTTAATACTAAGAAAACTTTCTCCTTGAATGATATATCTTCCTTAATACTATTAACTATATAATAATATTCATCATTATAATTATTTTTTACATAAAATTCTTTTGACATTTTACCTGATGGATCATTCTTTCTAAATATATCTAAATTCATATAACATACCTTTTTACATATATATTAAATACTCCTATCTTTGTTTATATAAAAAAATAGAGAATTTATTAAAAATTCTCTATTTTTAATTTATTTTTAATATTTTTTATGCATTTAAGAAACCTCCTGCTGCAATAGCACCAGTTCTTAATATTGTAATGTTATTTACAATTATACCCATACCCTTAATTGGTTCTACATAAGTATCAAGAACACCAATTTGGTTGTCAATGATTTCTGCTGTATTATTCTCATCATCCATTTTGTTAAAGTAGTTATATAAACCATTTTTACTTACATAAGTCTCACAGATAACATCTGCTCTTAATTTAATTTCTGCTCTAACATCTGGAGTATTGAATTTCCATTGGTAGTCAAGTAACATTCTTGATAATTCTCTTTCAAGTTCAATTAACACCTCTCTAGTGTGAATATAAGAAAGTGCAGATTTGTATAGTACCAAAGCAGTGTTTTCTGTTTCAATAACATAACCTCTATTCTTTTTCAACACAATTGGATTAATTTGAGCTGGATTTAAGAAATCAATATCACTTGGATCCCAATCAATCTCTAATCCTGCAATGTTTGTAACTCTACCATTTGTAACACCTGCAGCAATTGTCCAAGGAGTAACTGAGCTAACATTAGAAATATGTTTTCTAATATAAGTAGTTGCTACATAAGATGCAGGTGGGAAGTTTAATGGTCTACCATTATCATTTACCACTACATAAGGAGTAAAGTAACCTACTGCAGAAACACCAGTTCCTTCACCAAATGAATACAAGAATGCTGGATTGCTTTCTGGATCTCCTCCTTTTGCAATAAACTCTGCTTGTAATACACCTTCTGAGTTAACAAAACTTGGTGAAGATGAGTTTTTGAATGCTCTGATTGATGGCATATTGATGAAACCAAATGCATCTAATCTTTCACCACAAATATCAACTAATTGTTGTTTAGATCTTTCTGTTAATCCTAATCCAAATGCATCAACTAAATATCTAAAGTCAAATGCTTCTTTATTTGTTAAAGCTTTGAACAATGGAGTTCCTTTAGCAACTGCATTCAAGATAGTATTTTGTCTTGCTTCTGTACCATTAGGCAATGAAGCTTCTCTAATTCTAAATCCTTTTAATGAAATAGCTTTATAAGTTGCAGCATATTGGTCAATAGTTGCATATCTTGTTGTTTGGAAATCTCCACTTCCAAGAACTAATTCAGTTTTTAATATCTTAGCATCACAACTGATTTCAGATAATGAAGTATCACCAGCATATTGTCTTTTACTTAAAACTCTTGTAAGTTTTCTAGCATATTGTTGACCAAGTGGTAATTCAACTCCAGTTGTATCTGCTTCTAAGAAATCACCAACTTTTAATTCAGTGTATCTTGAACCATTAACTAATACTTTATTAGGAACTTGAACATATCCTGCTGGAGTTTCAATTTCAATAGTTTCTTTCAAGTTTGATAACTCAGATTGAACATAGAAAGTATTATTTGACATAGTATCAACTACTGATAAAGAACTTAATAATTCATCAGTAAATGCTACCTGTAATGCACCTGTTGTATCAATGTACATTCTAAGATAGTTTTTATTATCAACTGCAAATACTACACTCACATCAGTTAATGACTCATAAATAACATTTTCAGTAACTTCATATGCATAAGATGGATTAAGTAATGTACCAAATCCTAATTCAAGAGCTAAATCTGCTGGAGTTTGTCCAGTTGGATTAACTGAATTATTAACTACAGTAAATACTCCAGTATTTAAGTCAGATGAAGGAACTATAATATGTTCTTGTGATGTTAATGCAATATCTTTATTTAATATAATATAGTTATATCCAGCATAATCCGAATAAACATTATTTGTTGCAGTTTCACCACCTATAAAAGTAAATGTGATAGTATCAGTTGCAGGATCTAAACCTGTTAAATATCCATTAGTATCAACATATAATCTATTATCATAGAAGAAGTCTCCTGTATTGATTTTACCATTATAGAAATCTAAGTAGAATTTAGAATATTTACCAACAACTCCTATTCCATTTGTATCAGCAACTGCTTCTTGTGTAACAACACCATCAGGACCTAATATAAACTCATTATCTTCTGTGTATAAAGTCAACCAACCATTTTCTAAGTCATTTGTTGATGTAGTCATCAAGTTTAATACAAATGATTTATTTTTTGTTGTTGCATACTCAATGTCTGTTATTGTAGCATTAGCTAAACTATGTTTAGTCATTGATGATGAGTTTGAATCTACTAATAATGTAGCTTTATTTTTATTAACACTATCAATTTTATCAACTAACCAGTTAAACATTTTATACTTTCTTAATTGTGCATAATTAGCCAATGATTTTACAGCATTTGTATTAATAAATGTGAATTTTATTGCAGAATCAAATCCATTTGCAGGAGTCAATGACTCAACAAAGAAGTCAGGAGCTGTTCTATTATCAGTAATTGTATCTACAATTGCTTCACCAAATACAAAGTCTTTATAACCATTTGCATCAACTGATATATCAGTAAATAAACAATTAGTAAAACTACCTGAAACAACAGTTAATTTAACATAACCAAGTACTATATCATCTTGACTAACACTTGGATTAGTTCCTTTAACTAAACTACTTTTAATATTAATAGTTCCAGTTGTATCTAAATAAAATACTGATGTATATGTAGCAGAAACAGTAGTAACAGGATAAGCAGTAACAGAAACACTAAATGATTTATATCCTAAAGTGCTAGCTACATTAACTTTTGTATCATTCATAATTGCAAATGCATCATTACCAATGTTATATGTTATGTCATAAGTAGAAGGACTTGTTGTTGTAGTACCACCATTTCTAGTAATATCAAATACAGAACCTTCACCAAACCAACCAGTTCTCACATCACCATTCTGAATCACACCAGATGTTAAAGGTATACCAATATTAGGATCAAATGCATGATTAGGTTGTCCTAAATAAGGATAGTCAGAAACAGAAAATAGGTCACCAGATGTTAAAGTAATACTAACTGATTTAGTACCAACTGTTGCAGTTAAAACTTCACCAATTTGATAATCTAAACCTACCAATTTTGTAGTAGCATTAGATACATATGTTTGTAAATCATTAACAGAATCAACATTTAAAACAATTGATGATGTACCTGAAACACCACCAAATGTGGCACTAAACGTAGTACCAACTGAATATCCAGTACTTCCAACACTTGTAAGATTAACTGATGAAACTGTACCACCTGAACCAACAATTATTGTTGCAGTATCACCAGTACTAAATATTGCACTATATGTTCCTGCAGTTGCACCAACCATTTCACTTGTTAATGGTAGTAAGTTGGCAGATAATTTTAATTTATCTGCAACAGAAACTACAAAATCTGCCTTTGCACCGGTACCATAACCATTTATAGATGTAAGAGTTACATTTGTAAATGTACCAGTATTTGCATCTATTGGATTTGTAGTAATTGATGATGTTAATGATCCAGTTAATCCAAATCTATTACCAAATAATGATGTAACATTTCCTGGTAAGTCAAGTGGAACTTGTGTTAATTCAACACTTTCAGTAATTGTTTCTTTATAAGATAAAAACTCAATTTCTGTAGCATTTGTATCTGCTAAAGTATTACCTGTAAGGTCAACTAAACCTGTATAGAAATCTTGCTCAACTAATTCAGCATTAAATTCACAGAATAAACCTGTTTTATCAGTATCTCTATTAATTGATGTTTCTATAAATATATTTCTACCATTCAAATCTCTAAAATATGGAATAAGTGACAATCCTTCATAGTAACCTAACAAAGTGATATTTCTATCATTTGCAAAGTTTCTTAATTGACCTTTTATTAAACCATTTGTATTAAAATATGCAGCCCATCTTGAATCAACTGCCAATTCACGGTAGTTAGACCAATCACCACCAACAACAACAACATCAACCATATAATCAGATGCATAGTCTAATTGACTAACATAAGCAGGCATCTTCTCAACAGAACCATACCATTCAAGTAAAGTTCTATCAAAACCAGTAACAGATGTTTTAACAACAAATACAGAAATATGTCTATCAGATAAGTTAGTTAAAGCTAATGCTCTATCTGCATATCCTTGGTCACCTTTTGTTAAGTTAATAAATGACTCAGTATCTCTACTCCAGAATCCTGTAGTATCAAAGAATCTTCTATAAGGTCCTTCTCTCTTAATATCATTTTTATAAGTTGCAGATGAAGATAAAGATTTATATTCAATTTTATCTAATGTATCATCAGTAACTAACAAGTTCATTGCGTAAACTGGTGTAGTTTCTAACATTTTTGATATTGTTCTATGAAAGAAAGAACCCTTTCTTTCTAAGTTTCTATCTAATTGACCAAAAACTGTTTCTAAGTCAGTAACAGTAGTTAATCTAATTGGTGTGTTAACTGGTCCTTTTTTAGATACTCCAATAACAAGGTTAGTTATTGATTCTGCTGCTGCAGCTGCACTAAAAATTGACTTGTCAATTTCTTCAATGAAGATACCAGGTCTTTTGTATTTTCCAATTTGAATTGCCATATTGTATATTTTAATTTTTATTTTAATGTATATATTAAAAGAAAAAAGTGATATTTTTTCTATTTTTGATTAACATTAGATATTTTTGTAATATTATCCTTCATATCCTTCTCAATTTTTAACATTTTATCCTTTTGTGCTTTATTAGCAAGGTTAAAATCATTTTGAATTTTATTTATATTAGTGACTCTACCATTCATTCTCTTATTAATATCAGCTATTTTATTAGTCAATGATTGTTTTGTATTTGGATCAGTTGTTATTTTTAAATCTTGTTGAAAATCATCAATTCTAACTTTATCTAAAGTATTCTCTTGTTGCATGTTATCAACATCTGTACTCATTTTAGATATAGATGCATAATCAACTAAGAATGGATTTCTACTTTTAACATCAGTACCAAGTATTTTAATCAATCCTGCTTCTATTTGAGCAGGATCTTTAATTGTTTTATACAAAGTATCAATTTGTGGTTTCTTTGTCTTAAAATCAGCCAATTGTTTTGTAACAAGTTCCATTTGTTGCTTTGATGTTTTAACATCAGGTGCATCAGTAACTTGTATGTCTAAGTCAGCTTCTAAAAACAAATTATACTTTTTTAGATATTTCATAATTATACTATTTTTGAGATTGGTTCAAACTTACTATCATCACCATATTTTTTTGAAAGTAAAGTAGTAACATCAGTTGAACCACCAACTAATCTTTTGTTATTATTAATTCTATCTTTATCTTTAATACTATAAAGTGATTTATCTGTAGAATTTACTAACCAACTAACTAAACTTGGTTTTACATCATCAGTCTCTGTCTCACCACCTTCTGTTACTGAATTTAATTGTATAGAACTTCCTGTTAATAATTTTGATAAATCATTCTTACTAATTTTTGTATATCTTAGAACAAATTTCCTAACTTCTTGGTTAACAACAGTTTTTTTTGAAATAGTTATTCCTTCCAATTTGAGTGAAGGTGATTGACCCCCTTGTGTTTTTATATAGTTATTAAAGAAATAAAAAGAATTACAATATGAAACATTGAAATATTCACCATTAACTCCTTCAATAAACATGTAAATTGTTTTAGGTTTACCATCAACAGTTGATTTTATTTGTAATAATTTATTTTCAAATTTTTTATTTTTAATATCTTCATTATTAACAATTTCTGAATTTTTAACAAAATCTAATTCTATAGTTTTTATCTTTCCAGAATTATCACCATTTGTTTTTTCATCATCTCCAACTCCTAATTTAACTCCTTCTTTAATAGCATCAGGTCCAAAATATTCATTAAGGAATTTTTGTTGAGCACCTTTATTATATAGTTTTTCAGTATCAAGTAAATCAGTAATTAACCTTTTGAATGTTGCACCAGCACCTTTAACCAATTTATCACCTATTCTAATTTTAGTTTCTTTACTAAAAATAGGTTGATATTTCCTTTCTTTCATTATATCTAATACTGCATTCTCCCACACATTAAATATTTTGTTATTTCTATATGGACCATCTGAAATACCACTTTGACCACTTCCCGAACCACCAAATGGTGTATATTCATTATAAACACTTCTTGATACAGCACCACCAGATCTACCACCAGGTATATTATTTGTAGTGTGTAACTTATAAGCTCTATTAAATAATTTTAATATCTCTATTATTGGATCAATACCATTAATAATAAGTTCTGTATTATCTTTAGATTCTTGTTCAATCTCAGTATCTATTCTTTTAACCTCTGATAACTCAACTGCCCAAACATTATAATTTACATTTTTCTCAAAATAATCTTTTATCTTTTGTGGATTTGTTTGTGCATCTGATGATTGAGATTGTGTACCTTGCACTTGAGATTGTCCTTGTGTTTGAGATTGTGTACCTTGTACTGGCTCTGATTGTGCTTGAGTAGCAGGTGTTGCTTCATCAGCTTCATTTATAGACATAAATGAATTATATTTTAAAAGTTTAACAGAACTAAAATCAGATCTATTCTTATTATCAAAGTCAATATCATCTTCTTTTTTAGTTTGTGTTTCTACTGGTTTAGTTTCTGTTTTAGTCTCTACTTCACCTTCTTTTTTAGGTTTTTCAGCAACACCACTTTGGAATAATAATATACTTTTCATTGTTTTATTAAAATCAGCAATTGCCAATTTCATATCATCTTGAATACCTTCAAATGAACCATCCTCTTTTACTTTAGTAGATTTATACATTGTAATAAGTGATTTACCAATTGCTTCAGGTCTTGTTAAAAATTGTTTTAAATCTTCATTTAACCTAGCAGTATTGTATATTTTTAATATAGGAGCTTTAAATCCATATTTTTGTTGATTCTCAGGTGACATTTTAAATAATGACTCTAATCCAGAAAATATATCTTTATCTGATGTAAAGTATGTATAAACTGGTTTTATTGCATTAAGAATAGAGTTTTGTTTAGGTGCCACAGCTGGTGTTGTCACTGCAGGTGTTGGTACAGCTGGTGTAGTAGATTCAGTAATTGGTTTTAACTTATTCACAACAGCTGGATACCCAGTATTTCCAGGTTTATCTTTACTAATATCAACAACATAAACCTTATCATCTGCCATAGTACCAGTTCCAAGTGTATCATCACCTGTTAACCATTCTTTATCATTACCATATTTTTTAGGATTTCTAAGGTCTATTACTTTAACTTTTATATTATTATAAGTATATTCTTTACCTACTTCCACTTCTTGACCAGTAGAGTCTTTTTTAGTAATATGTTCCTGTTTACTAGCATCTTTTAATTTTCTATAAGCAACTAAAATTGCATATACTGCTTTTAAATTTTTAATACAAAAATCAAAAGGTATTTCTTGAGTATTTTTACTTACTGGTTTAACTTCTTCTTTTTCCTCTTCCTCTTCTTCCTGTTCTTCTTCTGGTGACTCATCTTTTAATGACAATAAAAACTCTTTGAATTTTTTAAGTTCATCTAAAAGTGTTTTCCTATTTTCATCATCTATATAATCTGAATCAACAATTGTAATCAAGTCATCAGTGATATAAACAAGAACATTAATTTCTTCTTCATTATCAACTGCTTTTTTAAGTTTTTGAAGTAATGCAAACACTTTTAACTTCCAAACTTTAACTTGTGATTCTTTACTAAGTTTAGAATCTTCTAATATCTCATCAAAAAGCTCTTTTAATCTTGGAATAAGTTTTTGAATTCTATTAACATTAATAGCAATACCAGACTTTCTAACAATTGCATTTATAAGTCTTCCAACAAGTGAATCACCCCATGGTATATCATTGGTAAATGGACCACCAGCAGCTTCTTTTATTAGTTTCCCTATCTTATCATGTTTAGATTTTTTTAAAAAATCCTCTCTTTTATTAATATACTTCATATAAATAATGTTTTTTCTTGACATATATATTAAATAATATTTTTATAAAAATAACTTTAATTAAAATATATGTTGTATATTTGTAGAATATAAAAATAACTATGGCAAATTTTGATAATATTAAATGTATAGACCTAACTGCTTATAACTATGAAAAGTTAGTAGAGATTGGAACAGCTTTAAAAATTGCAAATCCATCACTATTGGCAGAAAATAAAAGAATTGGTATTGGTAAAATATGGTTTGATACAAAAAATGATAATGCAGTTATTGCATATACTGTTAAAGGTGATGATGAAATTCTTATTGCAGATAATTTCATTGCTGATATTACAAAAATAAAACCAGTTGATGTAATTGTTAAACAAAAAGAAGAAAATGTGTTAAATGTAGTAGAGAGTGTTATAAACTCTCCAAGAAAACTAAAAGTTGTTCTTGATGTAGATACAATTTTAGATAAAATTGGTCAATATGGTATAGATTCTATAACCAAAGAAGAAAAAGATTTTTTAGACAAAAATTAATTTGATAAATAAATGTAAAAAACCAGGCATATTGTCTGGTTTTTTTTGTTAATAACTTTTTTTAAAATTAAAATCCACATTTTTTAAAGAAAAATAGAGATAGTGAAAAATTAGTGAAAAAGAATATAAAATATATATGTCATATAAATTAAGAATTGAAAATGGGAATTATAGAATTAAAATACAATGATAAGTCAATCACTACAAAATCACAAATCCTAAAAATTTTAAAACAAGAAGAACTCTACTGGTTAATTGACTCAGAAGTTGAATCTGCTATTATTGAAATTAAGAAACATACTGTGATTTGGCATGGTGGTAATTATAACTTTGGGAATTGGCACTATGGAATATTTAAAAATGGTGAATTTAATGGAACCTGGGAAAATGGCATTTTTGAAAATGGCCAGTTTTATGGAATCTGGAAGAGTGGAGTAAGATAAATAAAAACTCTCTTTGATATAAAAAATAATTTATTAAAACTATGAAGAAAAGAAAAGATTTACTTGAAAAAATTGGAACTAAAACAATATTTACAGACAAAACAAGAAAAATTAGCATAGAAGGAAATAAATGGTTTTTTGAAATTGGAAAAGAGTTAACAACAGATATTGCAGAAGCAGTTTCACTTTTAGTTAGAGAATGTGATAGTAATGACCAAGTTTGGGAAGTAGAAATAAAAGACATCAGTACAGAAGATATAACACCTGAAAAAAGTTTATACTGGTTAAGTGGTGGATATAAAGAATGGAAGTCTCTAGAGAACTATAATAGACCCTGGTGTGATTGTTACTTAGAGTTTCAAGAAGAATTTGGATTCACAATCTTAAATGCAGTGAATAGATCCAAAACATTAGGTGATGTTAGAGAATACTTTATAGAAAATCTAAATCTACCTGTTCTATATGACTTTGCACTAAGTAAAGATTTAGTAAGATAATATTTAAAACCTATCAAAAGATAGGTTTTATTTTTTTAATATATATGTCTATGGTAAAAATATGTAATAAATGTAATTTAGAAAAAGGATGTACATTTGAAGAATTTAAACTATACATGGAGTCAAAGTTTGAACCTTGGATGAATTGGGATAATCATGGATTATATAATGGTGAATTAAATTATGGATGGGACATTGATCACATAATTCCAATATCAAGTGCAACATCACAACAAGAAATACTAAAGTTAAATCACTATACCAACTTACAACCATTGTGTAGTTATACAAATAGATATATAAAAAAAGATAAACTAATTTATGAAAATTTCTAACTTTTTTGATATTAATACCTTGATAACTACAAATAGTAAAGTATGGATTGTTGATAGAGATAAACCAAATAAACCTATATTGAGAATAACTAAATCAGACTTTAATTTGATTAAAAAAGGTGTTTATAAGAAAGATAATATCAAATTTGAAATGCAAGGTGAATCTTATTGGATAAGTAAAGATTTATTTGACCAAATTAAGATTAAAAGCAAAAATCAAAACTTAAATATTTCAAAGTTAGCTTTTTCAATGCAAGAGTTTATGAATAAAGACATTATTGAAAATAATGATTTTACAATACACTTAGAAAATATAAGACATCTTAAAAATACAAGTGGTGACATCTACATAATATGTTCAAAGAATACTAAAAATAACTATGAGTTAGTAATTTCTAAATTAGAAGACAAATTAAAAGAGATTGGACTTGTTGTTAAAAACTACTACTACATCTCAGAAACTTTCTATAACAGAGATGAAGATGATATTAATAACAAAAAAGTAAGACTTCTAATACAACACCTAATTGGAATGAAAACTGATGGTGATAAATTCTCACACACAGAAATAACTAAATATGATGTTATCAATTTTTATGATGATGAGGCTAGAGTTATTGAATTAGCAAAAAATGCTAACAATGTTTTACAATTCTTAATTGAGAACTCAGAAGATTTAGTTAAAGATAGAGTTAAAGAAGTATTAAAACAGGATGTTTGTGAATTGGTAATAAATCAAGTTACTTTTAATAAGGTTAATTTGTTTGTAACAAGTAAAGTAGAGTTACAATATCAAAATGTAATAAAGAAGTTTGAGAGTTTTGTATTTAGAATAAATAATATATAACAAAAATAATAATACATCAGAATAGTAATAAAACTAACAACATAAAAAAGGACTAATTATTAGTCCTTTTTTTGTGTCATTGCATTTTTAATCATTTCATTAAGTTTTCTATTATCCATAATAGCTCCTTCTTCTCCTGCTTGTTCTTCATGTTTTAGATCCTCAGCTTTCTTAATTTCAGGATTTTCAATTTCATTATAACCCATATCTTTTCTTAGGTTCTTATAAAATTTTTCCAATTCAGTTCTTTGATTAGATACAAACTTAGCATTTTCTCTGATTTGACCAATTGTTTGATTAATAACCTCATGCATTCTTGCTGAGTTGTCACTATTATCAACTTGTCTTAATTGTGACAAAAAGTTCTTTCTTGTCATCTTAACTAAAAAGACTGCTTCAGCATAAACAGATGCATCTTCTCTCATCTTATTTCTAATATATGGATGTTCTTTTAATTGTGGTACATCACTTAGATATAAATCAACTAACGATTCTAATACATCTAATGATTGTTGATGTGAAACAGTTATCTCTGTATCATAATCAAATATTTCTATCTCACCTAAATCAGGTAAAAATTCAGCAGTTGCTAAGTGCTTAGATATATCAAATTCACTGCTTTCAGATTGTATTTGATCAAATTCATCCTGTAGTCTATTTCTCTCTTTATCTGTTTTTGACATAAGTAGATGGTTTTTTACAATATATATAAAAAAATAAATGTCCGTTATGGCAGAAGTGGTAGAAAAACAAATGATATTCACTACAAAGTTTGTAGATGAAGCAACAGAAAAGATTAATGATGGTATTGTAATAAAGAGATTTCAGAACCCATGGTTAAAAAGTGAAGTAGGACTAAGAAGAGCAGGTGTATCTTTTAAGATGTCTCCAGAAGAACAACAAGAGTATGTTAAGTGTGCACTTGATATTCACTACTTTACAGAAAAATATTGTAGAGTAAAGAGAGAAGATGGATCAGTTGGTGATATACAATTAAGAGATTATCAAAAAGAAATATTAGATAACTTTGTTAATAGTAGATTTAATATTTTAATGGCAAGTAGGCAGGTTGGAAAGTGTAATGTATTGACCACCAAGGTGTTATGTTTATTAATTGATGATTTTGGTAATGAAAAGGAAGTAAATATACCAATGTATAAATTATTACATATATTAAATCCAAATAAAAATACATATGATTATATTAAGTTTGGTATTTATAGATTAATAGACTTACTTACATAACCAACTTGAAAGGAACCCATAACTTTTTAATATATAAATAAAAAATAAAATTTATGGAAATTAATGATAATAAAGAAATGGTAACTTGTAGAATATGTGGTGAACAATGTAAAAGAATATATGGTAAACACTTAAAATTCAAACATGAGAATATGACAACTGATGAATATAAGAAGTTATACCCTGGTGCACCAATAATGGCATTATTGGATAAAGAAAAAACTACAATAAATAGTGGAAAGCACATGAAAGAAGAAAAATATAAGAAAATGTTTTCTGAAATGTTTAAAGGAGATAGAAATCCAAATCATAAATCAAAAACAACGGAAGAAGAAAGAAAAAGTAGAAGTCCTTTTTCTAAGGAATTTGTAAAATATGATGGTATAGAAAATATTGAAGAACATATAAATAGTTTTGCTAAATTAGCAATCAAAGATAGAGTTTCTGATACTACTATACAATATTATTTAGATAAAGGATATAATGAAGAAGTTGCAAAGAAGATGCTATATGAAAGACAAAGAACATTTACATTAGAAAAATGTATAGAGAAGTTTGGTGATATAGAAGGTATTAAGATATATAACAATAGACAAATTAAGTGGCAAAATTCACTAAATACCAATGGTAATATGAAATGTGGATATTCTGGTATAAGTCAAGTTCTTTTTAATGAAATAAAAAGAAGATTTGATGGTAATTATAGATACGCAACTAATAATGGTGAATTTAGTCTAAATAGAGATAATGGTGGTATATGGATATATGATTTTGTTGATATTGATAAGAAGAGGATAATTGAGTATAATGGAGATGAATACCATGCAAATCCAAACAAATTTAAACCAAATGACACACCACATCCATTCAGGAAAAATATATTAGCTTCCGATATATGGTCTAAAGATGACAAAAAGAAAAATGTGGCCATCGAAAATGGATATACCATACTATACATATGGGATTCTGAATATAGAACAGTTTCAGAAATCAAAAAAAATAATATTATTGAAAAATGTTTAGAATTCTTAAAGGAATAAAGAGTATCATAATTAATGTTTTATATAAATTAATTGAATTAATAGAAACTTATCAATATCGAAATATCAAACTTGATCAGAATGATATTTCCAAGAAAATATTATCTTCTATTAAATTGGATAATATTAAAGTAATGACCGATACTGGATTTGAATCGGTATCAGAAATGCACATAACACAACCATTCAATGTATTTAGAGTTGAATTGGAAAATGGTTATTATTTAGAATGTGCAGATAAACATATTGTCTTTGATAGTAACTTAAATGAAATTTTTATAAAAGATGTGGTAATAGGTGATTATCTATATACTGATATTGGTGTATCTAAGGTAATTAAAATATTCAGAAATAATTACAAACTTTCAATGTTTGATTTAACAGTTGATCATCCAAATCATAGATTTTATACAAATGGTATATTATCACATAATACAATCTCAGCATCCATATTCATGTTACACACAATTTTATTTAGTAATGATAAGAATATAATGATTGTGGCAAATAAAGGAGATACTGCAGTAGAGATTGTAGATAAGATTAAATCTATCTACTCATTATTACCTTTCTTCTTAAAACCAGGTATTAAAACTTGGAATCAAAAATCATTAACATTTGAAAATGGTTGTAGAATAAAAACATCAGCAAGGTCTAAAACACCAGCAATTGGTTTTACCATTGATGTACTTTACTTAGATGAGTTTGCACACATTCCTTCAAATATTATTGAACCTTACTATACAGCTGCTTATCCAACAACAGCTGCAGTACAAAACTCAAAAATTATTATTACATCAACACCAAATGGTATGAACTTATTCCATAAGTTATTAACTGATGCAGAAAGACCAGAAGGTGATCCACTTAAAAATAACTACAAAGCAATGAGGGTTTACTGGCATCAAGTACCAGGTAGATTTGTAACTTACATAAGACTTAACCCACATAGATTATATGAAAATGGAGTAACTAAAGAACAAATACTTGAACAAGTAAGAGAAGTATTCCCAGAAGATGTAACAAAATCTAAAATGTATTGGAATGTTGACTTTCAAAAAGATATTATTGAAGTTTATAACAATGAAATGTGTACTGATGAAGATGTTAAAAATCTTAACTTCATTAACACTAAAGGATTTGAAGTACCTTTAAGATCAATTGGTGAAATGACAACTTGGAAAGAAGAAGCAATTAAAGATATTGGTGGTGAAGATGCATTTAACCAAGAATATGGTTTGAGATTTATTAACTCAAGTAAATCATTATTAAATGAAGCAATTATTGATGAGTTATTAAAAGGTAAGAAAAACTATAAGTTTGAAGAAATATTAGAGTTTGAAAATAAATTGAAATTTAGTTATAGTGATTTGAAATGGATTGATGATGATGAGATATTTAGTCCTATAAATAGAAATGAATATAAGTTTATTCTATCTGTGGATATATCAGAAGGATTAGGACAAGATTATTCAATCATAAACATATTTAAAGTAGCAGAAAAATCAAAAGAATTAATTGAAATACAGAAACCATCTTATAAGTCAATAATAGATTTTTTTAGACTTGAACAAGTAGGAATATTCAGAAGTAACTTTGTATCTGTTAAACAATTATCAGAGTTATTATATATGTTAGTATTTGAATATCTTAATCCTGAAAATGTTAAGATTGTATTAGAGTTAAATAACTATGGTAATACATTATTGGCTGAGATGCCACATGTTTTAGAAGGTAATAATAACTATGGTTCATCAGTATTTTTTAGATATAAACATAGAGCTGATACAACAGATGAAAAAGTTGGTCTTAAAGTTGGTGAGAATAAAAACTTATTAGTTAAAGATTATCAAGATTTAATGATGTCTAAAGGATTTACAATTACCAATGAAGATACTATTAGAGAGATAACAACATTTGTTAAACATACTACTACATCAGGTAATACAAGATATGCAGCAGATGTTGGACATGATGATACTGTTATGACTATTGTAAATGCAACTTCTGCTTTTCAAAAGAATGATTTTAGAGAAATGTGTCAAGATTACTTAGACTTAATATCAACTACAGAGTTTAAAAATTATGTAAATGATTGTTTGAAAAACCTTGACTATGTTGAGAGTGTTGATTATGGTCAATTATTAAGAGTAAGAAAACAAGTTATTAATAGACAGAAATCATATAATACAGGTAATGGTATTAACTGGTTTAATAGTAATAACCAATACTAATAAAAAATCCCTCATAAGAGGGATTTTTTTATACCATTTCTAACATAAATTGTTCTTGAATTGTTTTCTTCTGATCCAAACCATCTAAATAGTTGTGTAATCTTTTTCTAAACTTAATTTGTTTTTTTGTATCTTCAATACTTGTCTCACATTCTTCAATTTCTTTTTCTGAGTCTCCTTTTTGTTTATACAAACTAACAATTCTCTCATTAAGAGTAATCATTTCTTCCAATTCCTTTACTCTATTTCTTGATTCCTGTAAACATTCTTTAACTGATTTATTATCAGTAAACCATCCTCTTGATTTAATATCTTCTATTTCCTCATTAGAAAATAAAACATCTTCACCTGGGTAAATTTCATCCAAGTTTATCATAATGTCTAATTGTTCTTTGTTTTTAGTCAACCAATCAGAATAAGCCTTCATAAAATCAGGATTTTGAATAAAATCAGTATAAGGTAAATTAATAAATATCTCTTCTGTTTTACCTAAGAACATTCTAACAAATGAAAGAGATCTTTTTTCTTCTTCATTAGGATCAAACACACAATAACCTTTAGTTGGAAAGTACCAATAATCATCTGGTAAGTAATTATTACTTTGATGAATTAATTTAAGACTTCCTTCTTCAACAAGTTCATCTAATAAATTTTGAATATCACTATTCATTTGTCCAACAATACCAGACAAACCTTGTCCACATTTCTTTTGAATGCTTATAGCACTCTCATACAATTCTCTTTTTGTCATAAATAATAAATTTTAGTAAAGATAATAAAATAAAATGAAAAAGACATCATAAGATGTCTTTTTTTATTCATTCACTTCCATAGTGACTGAGAGTCCTGCAGATTTTAGTTTATTCTTCATTTCTGAAATGGTTTCTAAATCACCATATTTAACATCACACTTACCATTGTTATGAACAATATGAGCACATTGTGTTGCTTGGTCAGGTTCATGTTTACATACTTTAACTAAACATTCAATAACCCATTCAAATGAATTAAAATCATCATTATGGAGCATTAAACGATAAGGTTTAGATAGAATTGCATCTACCATTGTTTTTGATTGCTTCTTAGTAATTGTTGGCATATTATTTATTTTTTATTTTTGTTGTTGTCATACTTACTACATCAATTATAGTTACATCACAAGGCATTGTTTTAGCCCATTCTTCAAACTGAATTAAATGTTCTTCTCTATCATCATACATAATGAATTCCTCTGGTTGTAATTCTTTAATGAATGTTTCAAATAAAGTTTTTTTGAAGTAGAATGTATCACCAGGTCCTCTTTTACAGAAAACCCCATCAAATGATAAGTTGTTTTTGTTTAAGATAGCTTCTACTTGTGGTCTTAATCTTTCAATTCTACCAGTTGCTAAAATAACAAAGTTTTCTGAATCAGAGACTGCTTTAAGATATTCATCATAAACTTCTCTGTTCAAAGGTGTATCAAAAATTGTAGTATCTAGTGTTTCTGGTTTTGACCACCAACCTATATGTGGATAATCATATCCTGTTTTTTCTTTCCATATAACTCTACCTTCATCTTCCAAAGCAGTGTGGAAAAGGGTTGCATCAAAGTCAAAGCATATTAGTTTCTTATATTTCATATTTTTATTTTATTTTATACAAATATATATATAATTTTTTAATATATAACTAAAAAATGTAAAAATTATGAAACTTGATTTTACAAAAATTCTAATTTTATTTTTATTGGTATCAACAATTGGTTTTGGTCTTACCTGGTATTTTGGTGGATTTGATGCATCAAAACAAAAGGTTAAAGAACTTGAAGAAGAATATAAAAAATTAGAACAAAAGGCAGCAGCAGCAGAGGCTAAAGTTTTAGCTTGGCAGGAAATTTACAATAAAAAAGATGTAGAAGATAGAAAAATGGCTATTGAAGTAGGCAAAGCGAAGAGTGATGCAATAGTTGCTAAACAAAATGCAGAAAAAGCTAAAGTAGAATTATCAAAACTTCAAGGTGGTATGGCACAAACTAGAAAAGAAATTGAAGAGATGAAAAATAATCCAAAAGTTTTAACAGATGATGAACTTTTAGAAGATTTAATAAAAAATACTACAGAAAACAAAAAGGTAAGTAAATTACCAGAAAAAACTGATAACAGAGTAGAAATCAAACACAAGGTAACTGAAAGAGAAACTCTATATTCTATATCTAAACAATATAATATAAGTATTTCTGAAATAATGGAACAAAATAAGTTTTTAACTAAAAAAGGTTTACAAGTAGGACAAACTTTAACAATTAAAAACTAATTAATAAAAAAAAAATTAAATGAAAATGAAAAAGTTATTTATAATACTAATGATGTTAGCCTTTACAACAATGTTTTCACAGGTTACTCAACAAATTAAATATCCAAAGTTTGAAGTGGATTCACTTGGACAAAAAGTTATAGTTATGACTATATCACAAGCAATGAAACTTAATAACAATTCAAACATATTGGGTAAGTTTGAACAACTACAAGCAGAAATGCAAGATTATGAAAATATTTGTGTAAAGGTAATCAATGAAAAAGATGAAGTAATTGGTAAATTAGATGCAGTTATCACTAAGCAAGATGGTCAGTTAGTTGTAAAAGATGATAAAATAAAAGCTCTTCAAGGTGAAATAATTGCATGGATGCAAAAAAATCAAGTTCTACAGACAGAAGTTGCTAACAGACAACAGGTAATTGATGAGAAAGATAAACAATTATCAAGATTAAAAGTTAAAATGGTTATTGGTGGGATAGGTGGAGTTGCAATAATAGTTCCTTTAGTACTAAAAGTGGTTGGTATTATAAAATAATATAAAAATTACAAAAAGTGAGTTTTTATACT